AGTATTTTCTGTAAGTTCTATAAATTCTTCTTTTTTAAATGGTTGATTTAAAATAGAATCTGCGTCAATTTGCAAAACATATTGATTAGGACTGAATAATTCTGCACATCGCATAAATCTTGCACAACTGAAATATATTTTTTCTTTTATTTGATAATCATCTGCTGTTTCTAATATATTTTGTGCATCTGAATATGTTTTAGGATTTAACTTAATATTGTTGATAAAGTCTTTATCTATTTTTTCCCAACTAAAAGTAATACGAGGATTATCTATTTTTTCAGGGTTATCTTTATAAGTTACTACATGCACATGAACATAAATAAAATCTATTTGAAGAATAATACTTTTCAACAATGGTACTACGTGTTGAACATAATATATGTCATCGCAAGAAACATATATTATGTGTTTTGCTGTAGGTTTTTGTCCTTGTAAAGTTGGTATATTAAATTGTTGCATCTTCCATTCCAGCTACTCTAAGTTTTACAATATTAGTTATCTGCCATTGTTTTTGATCCAACGCTTTCAGTACTCCTAACCATTTGTTTCTAATTAAGGCAAACTCATTGATGATTTTTTCATAGTCTACAATATCAACCTCGCCGTCTACATACTTTTCTACGTCGCGACTACTTAATGCACGTTGATAGTTTTCGAGATATTTTTTAAAATAAGAACTGCGCAATCTGCGTAGTTCAATATTTAAATATTCTAATATTGCTTCTAATTCCTGAAGTTGATTAAATCGATGTTCTACAATGCCTGGCATTTCTGCGGCAGCACGTTCAATGCTGCCTTTTATTTTTACTTCAGAACGTGCGTTAGATAATTCATTTTCAAAATATTCTATTGCTGAAGGTATTTCTGATATGTCACGAGATATACGGCTATACCAGCCCATTACTCATCCTCTTCGTAGTCGTCATCTATATCTTGGTCTAATTCTAAATAATACTGTATTGCATTATCTAAATCAGGATCTACTCCTAATAAGTCTTTAAAATACTCGTCACTTGTACCATAATCAGCTAGTAGATCAACAAATTTTTCAGCAGCTATATCAACACTTTTTTTATCTATATAACCTTTAAACAAAGTCCAGATGTCTGCAATCTGTTCTTCTTTCATAATAATTACTCCTCGATAGGTTCTTCGGATACTTCAACAGTATCTGAGATATTTACCGTTTCGAGTTTTTTATTTGGCATATCTTCCATTACTCTATCTAGTAATTCGCCTGACCAATTTTTTCTGTATTCCAGTATGACTTCACCATCACTAGTAATGTATTGATATCTGTTACCTGTTTTTTGCAACAATCCGTATTTTTCAAACAAGTCAAACAATCCTGAATAAGGATCCATTCCTGTTTCATACGGGATTTTTACCTGCACACCTTCAAACGGTTTAGCATAACGAGTTTTCATAACTTTACAAGCAGCACGTATACCGTGTACTTCTGAAGTTTTATTTCCTTCTTCGTCTTCTTTTAATTTAAGTTTTTTTATAGCAACAACAATACTGCTTGCATAGATAAAACCAGAACCGCCACTAATTTTGTCGTCGGGATCAAACATATCTTGACTTACATATGTGTGATTGGTAGCAACTAGTCCTACGTTGTAAGAACCAAACATGTTTACGCAATTAGTTACAAGTGCTTTTAACGCTCTAGCCTTACGACCCATATCGCCCTTTATATCACCTGCTTCAAATTGATTAAGTTCAGTAGGACTCATAAGCATGCCTAAACTGTCTATAACAAATAACACCTTAGGACGAGCAGACGGTTCCATGTCTTTATAATCTTTCATAAAGACAGAAATAGTTTTTGCAACGTCATCAATCATTGCCATGTTTAGTTTAAGAAGCTTGTCTTCATTTGTATCAACATTTAATGCGTGAAGCCAGCTTTCATCTAATGCATTTTCACTATCGATTAAAACTACAAAGATACCTTGACGTTGTGCATCTCTAATAATATTACCAGAGCAGATATAACTTTTACCTGCACCAGATTCACCTGCAAACACACTTACCTTGCCTAGCGGAATACCTTTTTTAAAATTTCCACTGATAAGATAATTTAATGCATAATTTCCTGTTGAAATCCAATCGGTAGGATCATGAAAACCTGCACTCATACCTTGAATGCTTTTAGTTAGACTATTACGAAATTTGGTTGGATCGAAAGTTTTGATAGCCATAATAACTCCTATATAAGAAAATAGTAGGGGATTTCTCCCCTACTGTTAGCTTTGATTTTTGCGTGAACGAATCATAGCAAGAATATCTTGTGCGCCTGCATTGGCAGGTTTTGCTGCTTCTTGCTTCTGTTCGCTTTGTTTTGCAGGAGTTGGACCTGCTTTGAAAGGAATGTCGTCGTCTGGGTCTATGTTATGCACTACGGAACTAGAAACAGGGTCACCAGTTTTAGAACTTACGCCAGCAGGACGGAAATACTGTCCCCAACGATCGGTATCATATGCTTCGCCGTCAACACTTGCAGCAAACATTTCAGATATAACTTTAAGTTCTACGTCAGTAGGCTTCTTTGGCAAGAATTCGTTAAGATTATACAAACCAAACGTGTTAACAGCTTTCATTTCTCCATCGCCGAGTGGACGCTCTCTACGTGCCCAAGTACTAGTACCATAATCAGCATAACCACCTTTTGAAGTTTTGTTAAGTCTAAAATCAGTACCATTGGTGAAATCTGTAGGAATATTTTCCATATCAGGATCCATAAGTGCTGCTTTAATGATTTGAAAAATCTGAGGTCCTATGATAAATCTACGAATGGGATTTTCAGGGGTACTGTCTTCTTTAAGTGGATTGTCAGTTACAAAACCTTGAAATATGTAACTACGCTTTTTCCAGTATTTCTTGCCCATTGTTTCTAAATTGGGATCCTTAAACCAAGGACGAACTTCTGAAAGAATTGGACAAGCTTCGCCGTACATTTCCATACAAGGAACTTGTACTTGAACAGGGCGACTGTCTGCTTCGCCTTTGACCCCTGCAAAGGGCAGTTTAATCATAAGACGTTCTACCCAGAAAAACGTGTTCTTATCATTGCCATCAGGAAGGAATCGAAACGTTGCAGTTTCGCCTTCTTTCATATTCCAAAATGGGTAAATTGCGTTATCGCCGCCTGCGGAACCTGTACCACCTATACGGGTTTCTTGTTCTTTTAGTTTTGCTCTAATTTCTGATAGTGATGCCATAGTATTGCCTCCTTGTTGTTGCCTATGCACTTGTGCCTAAATGTGTAGCACATGTTTTAATACTACACAATATTATTTATCTTGTCAAGAAAAAAATCTTATTTTTTATGAAGTTAGCGAATCAAAGACCCGCTAACCTTGAAATGTCGTTTAGTTCGTAATCGTCTTCTTGTATGTCAGGTTCTCTAAATCCAAAACGTTCTGCTACAAGATTGTTTATTTGTTCAATAAAGGCCTTTGCGGGTTCTATGAACTCTTCGCCATAATCCTTTTCTATCATTGTTAAAACTGCTGTTTCACCTTTGGGAAACTGGCCTGTTTGTCTATCAAAATAACTTAGTATAAATTCACCTAATGGGGTTTTCTTTTCTTCTTCACTATCTTTCCCCATTGCTCGTTTAATAGCAATGTCTTTTGCCTTCATATAATCATCTGAATCTATATCACCGTCTTTGTCTAGGTCTTTGCCTTTTGCTTCTTTTGCACCTTGAGTGTTCATTTCAATCCACTGCATCAGCGGATATAGTGTGTTTACAATCGCATTACCGAAACTTGCATCTTGGCCGCTGCCTGGCTCACGCTCCATACTTTTGGCTTTTTTGCGTAGTTCTATTACAGGTCCAACAACTTCCTTGAATTTAGGATCGCTTGTATTAGCATTGTTTTGTAACCATGAAATAACATCATAAACATCGTTTACATATTCGCCTGCTAGATTGCCGTCGTATGTACCTTGGCCTCTTTCAATGCTTTTTCCTATTCTACGAAGATTTCCTAGTACTTCAATAGCATCTTTTGCGTTGTTAATGTATGCTTCTTTGACTTCTGCCTCGCCAATATTAGCACCCATTTCTTTTGATGCCTGTATTGCTTTTCTGCTCATAGTTTCTGCTTGACCGTCATTCCAGTTCATTTCCCATTGGATCTGTGCTTTACGATGTGCTCTAGCAATATCCTTGTGCTTTTCTTGTTCTTCTTTGTTTCCTGCTCTAAGTGCATTGTTAGCAGCATTGATGTGATATTCAATATATGGGTCGTGCTTTTCCATCCATGACACTGCTATATTGTTTTCCGCCTCGCCGAACTGGCCCATCATTTTGTCAAAGCCCGATTCTAATTCTATTTCTTCTCTTGGTACACAATTCGGAACTTCTCTTCCGCCTTTTTTCTTAGTGCCTACCATTTGATAGCCCGACCAGCACGGATCTTTAGCGCCACCTTTTAATTTACCTGCTTCGTCTAAATCTTCGGGTCCTAACGCTTTAGCCTTGGTTGCTTCACTTACCAATCTATAAATGTATGGAAATACGTCTTTTAATTCTTCGTTAAATTGTTTAATAGTGAGTTGATCAATCCAATTTTCTGCTACATCGTCTGGTACATCTTCGTATACTGCTGCCTCGAACGATTCAACGGCTTCTTTATATGCGGTGGGTTTTTGTAAATTATGTATAGTCTTTTTAACTTCGGCTATTCTTTCTTTTACTACATCCATGTAGCCTGCTAGGCTTTCTGCCATTACACTGCTTCTGCCCATATAGGTTTTAAATTTTCTCAGCTTGCTTAATTCTTCTGAAAGACCGATAATATGTTTGCCAAAATCGTCGTATTGATTTCCACCTTCGCTTACATGACGAGCCATTGCCCTAGCCCCGCTTAAGTGTTTATAAGGATACTTGTATCTTTCACCGTCTGGACTTTCAATATAAATTGATTTAATATGGCGTGTTCTACTGCCAGGAATGTCTGGATTTACACTTTCGTTGTGTCTAATTACGAGTCTAGCATTATCCATGTTTTGATAACTTACACGACTCTTTCCATACAATGTACTTTCGTTCATATTGTTTTCTCCGTGACTATTAGCAGCTAAAAATTTATAGTCTCTTTTATTTAAATTGCTTTTGTTAATATCTCTAACATCAAATGTTAACAGTCTTTTTTTAGAAAAAGTTCTTAACTCTCTTAAAAAATTGTACCAGTTAGATTGTGTTGCTTCATCTTCTAATTGAATAAAGTCTTTAGTGTATATAATTGTTAATCCGCTGTCTTCAGATACAGACATAGATACCTTGCCTAATGCTCTTCCGTTGTCAGTATAATCAAAATCAAAGAAGCGTGCTTTTTTTGGATCGTTGATTATAGATCCATCTGCGTCTCCTATTGTAATACTAGGAAACCTACTTCTAATTTTATTAAATAAATCTTCACTAATTTTATCTAAATCACGCATACTATATTTATCAATAATTGGTACTTATAAAGATCGGCATAGGTAATTCATAATCATCCTCAACTTCGATTTGACTAAACGAGTTATATACTCTAGGATCCCAATCTTTTAAAACGTTAATCATCCTAAGTGCTAATAGTATACTGCTGATTAAATCGTCAGTACACCCTAACTTTGCTTGATAAGAACTGCCAGTTGCAACAAAGTTTTTTAATTCTGAAATTAAAGTTTTAGATTTAATTAACAGTTTATCATTTTCGATCATAGTTTTTAATCTAGCACAAGTAGAGACCTTTGTTGAATGTGTAGTGTTAAACCCTTTTCTAAATTTTCTTACATGTCCTTTTCGTATAGGTTCACTAATAAACAATCCTGGAATATTTTCTTCTCCGAATTCGTTGATAACAATTAATGCTGCTTCACCTAGACCATTGTTTTCTACGCTCCAATATATTCCCCCTGAATTTTTTATTTCATCTGCAATATATTGGCAAATATCCCGTAAAACTCGGATCTGTCCTGGTATACCTGTGACGTTGTGCTGCCATTCTGCTACTTGCTCATATGTGGGTAATTCGATTACTTGTATGGCTGCATTGTTTCCGCCGGTACCCATTGACGGATCCAACGCAACAACATACGTGTATTGTGAGGAAGGTTTTTTATACCAACGTGTTTGACCCATGTTTATAATTGGACTAGCACCTTCCATGCTTGCTAACTTAATTGCATTTATTAGTGTTTCGGCGAAAACCAAGAATTCGCAACCGTATTCTCTTCTAAATCGTTCTTCACCTATGCGACCTATTTCTGCATCTCGCCATGCTTCGTCTCTATCGGGATGTTCACTCCAATGGGCAGTAAATGAAAAAAATCCATTTATACCTACTTCACTTTCGTTACCGTACTCGTCAAACCGTTGTTCTGCACCTTTCCATATATTAGCAAAGGTATCTTCATCTGAGTTAGGTGTCGAAGTGATAATTGCTTTACCACCTGTTGCTAGGGTAGGTGAAATTGAAGTCCAGAATTCATCTGCAATGTTTGGCTGAACAAACGCAAACTCGTCGCAATACAATAGTGAAATTGCCATACCGCGTCCAGTATTGCCAGTAGTTGTAGCACTGACAATCCTACTGCCATTTTCAAATTCTATGCTGCCCTTATTGTAATTAACAACGCCTGCTCTAATATAATCCGGGCAAAGTTCATAAACGTATCTAATACGCTGCATAATTTCTTGAGCACCGGTATATTTGTGAGCAGCAATAAGAATAGTTTGATCAGGATGAAACATAGCATACCAAATGAGATAAATCGCAGCACAGGTCGTCTTGCCAGTTTGACGAGCCAGCATATTGATATTAAATCGATAATTGTGATAACTTTGTAGTAATCTTATTTGGTAATCAAATGGGTCGAACAGCAATTTGCCTTTTACGGGATGTTGTATATGAGCAAAATGTCGTGCAAAATATAGGTATCCCTCGTTGAGGTCCATACATTTTACTAAATGTTCAATCTGCTGTTCAGTATATGTTTCTTTTTGGTTTGCTTTTTTTGTAAGCACACCGTCCAATGATCTTGCTACCATGTCAATATTTAGTCATAAAAATAGCGCCTCTTGGCGCTATTTTGAATTATTATTCAAATCACTTATTTTGCCATTGCAAGTAATTCTTTGAATCTATCAACGTTAAATTCGGGATAGCCTGTGCCATATTCATTTCTATCATCTGTGTATTGCTTCATGTGATTGAAAACATCTTTCATAGATTGTGGACCAAAGTTTGTGCCAAATCTACTTAACACATGACCCAACTCTGCCATTTGATTATAATCCATGTCATCCATTTTTTCGCCCGAATTGATTTTACGCTTGATCATTTGAGCAATGTTTGTTGCTTTTCTAGCAGTATCGTCTAGTTCGTGCGACGGTGTCTGAACTTCTGCTTCGTTGGTTTTTTTCTTCTCCATGTCTGCAATTTTTTTTCGTTGTGCTTCAATTTTTGCAGAACTTGCATCTGTTCTCTGAAGGTGCTTTAAATATTTTTTTGCATATTCTAAATCATCTTCTGATTCCTTTACAGGTGCTTTTTTCTTCTTATCAGCAACAGCTTTTTTCATTGGCTCTTTTTTGTTGCCGTCACCGTCAATATCAATGTAATCTGGCTTTGATTTTTTTTCTGCAAGGGCGTTTTGTAAACGTGTTTTAATGTTTTCCACTGCCATTGCATTATCTCCGCGCTGAGAAGCAGGATACATTTTTTTCGATCTGTTAATTCCGCCACTTAGGTCGTGGATCATATATTCATGATCTTGATATTCTTCATCTGGTTCATTTGCAAAAGATTCTTCAGTTTCTTCGTCATCAGTAATAACATCACCGTATGCAGCATCTGCTTCCATTTCTGGACCGTCTACAATACTTCGTAATCTTTCCATATCCTGTCTTACAGGCATCATGTCTTGACTTACTACTGCGGCTTTTTCTAATCCTGCATTTTTCATTAATCCTAATAATTCTTGTATTTGATCAATGCCTTGTGCTGATAGATTAATTGAAACACTGGGAGGAGTAGACGGAGGTGTCATTGAACCGCCCATTCCACACTCCGTTACAACTGATTCGTTAAGTTGTGACTTTTCGTTATTTTCGATATCAGTCATACGCTGAATTAATGATTTCATGTCCATGTGTTAACTCCCTACGACACTTTTGCTATTTGTTTTGTCATTCATTTTTGATTCTTTTTCTTTGGGTGCGTCAGCAGTGGGATCTACTCTTTCTTTTCTAGCAGTTTCTAGTTCTTTTAAGAGTTCCATAACTCTGTTTCCACCTACACTTTTTTGAGCACTTTCTCCGCCCAATTCTTCTTTAGTAATTAGTGGATCATATACTTCGTCAGTTTTTAGATCCTGTATTCTTTCTACAGGCTCGCTTGTGTTTCTTACAATAATTTTTGAAGTATGTACAGAACATGCAGCACCTAAATACTCTTGCAACACAGAAGAAATTGTAGGATAGTTTATTTCAACTTCAAAGTAAGTCACTTCAGTATTTTGCAATTGTGGGAAATCCAACGGACGTTCTTGAATAGGTGTTTTTTTACCCGACGACATTTTAACTAAACTGTATTTTTCTAACGCAGTTTCTAAACGATTAATAAATCCTTCAGGTAATTCACCTGCAATACCTACCTTAAATTGATAGGTTTTTTTAGATTCTCTTAATATTTCACTAAATGATCTCATTGAAATTACCCCAATTGTCAATACTATTTATCTTTATCTAACCCTTTAAGACGTTCTAGCAAACTATTTCTGTCAGTTACAACGTAACCTGCACCATTGATCATTCCGTCGTCGACATTTGCTGCTTCTTTATCTTGTTTTTCTTTTTTCAGTTGCAATTCTACCATTTTTAATTTTTTATCTAATTTTGCAACCTTGGCATTTAACCCTGTTTGTAACATACTGTTTGCAACTTCAAACAGTCTGCCGCTATATCTACTGTCGACATTCATTCCTAGATCCATCAAGTCTTCATATGCTTGCATGGCTTTGTCTGCTATTTCATTTAATTCAGAGTCTGCTACTTGTCCTAATCCTTCTACAGCAGGAAGGGCAGCAGCAATTTTATCGTACTCTGCTAGATCTCTAAATGTTCTCTGCTGTTCTGCAAGTGCTGCTTTTTTTTCTTCTTTTCTGTTTTCTTTTTCAGCTTTTTTAACAATCTCTTTTGACTCGGGTAATCCCAATAGATCTTCTAATTTTTTAGTCATAGAAATACACCTTATAATATGCTAATATTATTTAGCGATTATCGTTTTCTACCTTGATGAAACATGTCTTTTTCGCTTATAATTCTAAAAGTTACGCCATTTTGTTTACACCAAGATCGTGCTGCTTCCCACTTTGCATTGTTTAACACTGCATGAGCTTGATTGTTAGTGTTTTTTTTTGCTTCGCGCAGACTGGTTTGATTTAAAGGTTTAACTTCTATTAATTCGGTGTGTTGATTATTTTTTGCATCAACGTAATGAATGAAAAAATCAGGAACATAAATTGTGTATTTTCCCGTAAACGGGTTTCTGTATGGAATTTTTATTGATTCACTTGCCCATTTTAAAATTGCAGGGTTTTCGTCGCACATTTTCATAAATGTAAACTCCCAACTGCTTCTATATAAAGGAGTTTTATTTCCTAAATATTTGTCAGGATTTTTTAAGTTGAATTTGCCTTGTGCCCATCTCATTTACACAATTATATTTCTTTGATCAAATAATTCTGTATTTGGAGGTATTCTGTATCCTAATACACTGGATTTATTTCTGTTTAAATTTAAGATCTGTGCAACAATGTTGTTTAGTTGCACATCAGTTATACCTTTTAGTGTATCAATTAACTTAAAAGCTGGAATTTTGTCTATACTTGCTTGTCTGAGTAAAACCAATGCAGTATTAATTGCAGCAGTTTGATCAAAACCTCTTTTAGAAAAATATCCAATAACTGCGTCTACTTCTGCTGCTTTGTATCCAATTTCTTCGTTAAATTGTCTGTTAAATAATTTTGCAGTATTGTTTGATGAGTCTATACTCAAACTAGGTAATGTACTTACTGTCATAATTTATCCTGCCAACACCTTACTTGCTATTTGTTGAATTTTTTTATCATTTCCGGATGCACGTGAAATTACTTGTGATTCTATTGCTGCTTTCTCGGCTGCCGGTAAACTATCATATCTTGAAAAATTACTGCTATTCCAATCTGAACTAAACGCTCCTGATGCAAGCGATTGTTTTACTACAGTGTCTAGAGCTGCTTTGTTAGTAGTTAAGTTTCTTCTTATAGTGTCAGAGTCTAAATTTCTTACAGTTCGAGATGGAGTGCTACTCAACGAAACAGTTTCTTGAGTATTTCTTTTAGGGAATAACAATCCTTGTAAACCACCAGTTTTGTTTTCTGCTAGTAAACTAAAAATTGCCTGTCTAGGATTTTCTTTTACGTTTTGGAATACATTAGAAAAATTTCTTATTTCGTTTATGGCAGAAATTATGTCGGAATTTCTAGATATCTTGCCATTATCCACTGCGGTTAACGGACTAGGAGTAACATCATATCCGACACTTGCATCGCCAAATCCGACCGGCAGTCCATCATTTCTTATAGTGCCTTGATTATATAATACTGCTTCATAAGTTAAAGTCATGGTATTTTGTACAATACCTGTTCCGTCTGCATAATCCAATGTATCGTGTCCCCATCGGGTTATTAAAGGGTTAACTAAAGTATAAGAAAACCATTCTTGTCTACTTAATTGATAAACTCTAATTTCTTGAAAAAACGGTTGAGTAGTATTGTTATCTAATCCATATTTTGGAACATAATTGTCAAATTTGTCTCTAGGATTATAATCTATTGCTGTTCCGTCGTTGTTTTTGTTTCCGTCTCTCCAATAGTATCTATAGTATTCTTCAAACAGTTTTCTTGTTAATCCCACATTGTCATCATGAAAAGTACATATTACTTCTTGATAATCGATTCTAGTTTGAACATTTTTCTTTCTATTATATTGTTGTTTAGTTTCGACAGTTGCGTTGTATTGGGGTAAGTCTACACTTTTTGTTAATACTGCAATTTCTTTTAAATTTTCAAATGTAGTAGGTGCTCGTGCTTGTGGATTTAGTACAAAAACTGTTTGATATAAAAATTTAACTTTGGGAGAAAACTCAAAATTGTTTACATTGAAAATCTGATGAGCATGACGAGCATCTCTCAGATGTGTATCGGGTTCTCTTGGAATTCTAAGCAAATCTAATAACATAATTATATTTATGTAAAAAATAATATAGGGTTATAAAGAAAAAGCGGGGAATAACCCCGCTTTTGTGCCAATAACAGAACTGTTTTATTATAGAATTGCACCACCGGTAACTTGAGTACCGCCGTTACTATCAAGTGTTGCTCTCGGTAATGCTTCGCCTATTCCGAAGAATTCAGCGCCATCTTGGCCGAACTGTATAGCGTTGTCGTATCTAATAGTCAATGTAACAGTTACTGGATCGTTAGTTGCATATGCAAGGGTATTGTAGTTAGCACTCTCTACATAGCAGCCTACCAATTCGAATCTGTCGATTACAGTTGGTCCAAATGCACCGTTACCTCCATCTAGAATTTCTATTCTAGTTGTAAATTTGTAAGTACCGCCTGAAACAGCACTTGCTTGTTCATAAAAGTCAAATTGCTTCTGAAGTTGTTGTCCAACTAGTTTTTGAACGTTATTATTAGCATCTTCACGTAGTGTTAATGTAATTGGTTCCCAAGTGTGCTTACCTGCAAGATATGATCTGCTGTTGTAAGCGTCTATTGTAATTTGTTCAAACGTTAAGTTCGGACGAGTAACGTCGACAACTTGTCTTGTAATTTCTCTTGTTTGGTCTGCCGCAGCAGCAGCACCAAATTGGTTTAGTAATACTCTAAAACGATACTGAAGTTTTGGCATCAGTAGTGAGGAGTTTGAGCCACCTGCTTCTGTCGGTATCGAAATATTTGTTAATGATGTTATTGGCATTATAATCTCCTAATACATGTGTATTTATCTTTATTGAGGCTCCATTTAAGGAGCCTCAATTTTGTTATACACCAAGTGCTGCAATCTCGCCAGTGTTTTTAATTCTCAACGGAATGTAAATAAATTCCACTGCCTTTACTGGTTCTATTGCAATGTCTAACCAAAGTTCGTTACGATCAATTCTAGCAGGTGTGTTGTTGCTTTCGTCGCAAACTACTATATAATCGTACAATGCTCTTAGACTTACTAATTCTAAACAAAATGCTTCTGCTGCTTGTTTAATTTGATCTCTAGTAATCTTATCATTTGGTTCAAATAGATATGGTCTTGCTAATCTCTCTAATTGAACTCTCATGTAAACTATCAATCTAGCAACGTTGACTCTATCAAGAGCACTTGCATTTCTTGCACGAGTTTTCTGTCCAAACACAACTAGACCTGCACCACTAATAAATGTAATTGGGTTGATTGCATTTTCGTAAAGTGTATCTCTTTGTCCAGTGTTTAGTGCGATTGAAACAAACTCGCCTTCTAAGTTAATATAACCAGAACTTGTTGCGTTTGTTACACCGCCGCGTCTTGTACCTGCTGGCGCAAACCACGGATAAGCAACTTGGTCGTTAAGTATAATTGTTCTTAATGCCATATAGCTCGGTGGCACAACAACATTTCTACCTGCGTTATCTGAAGTAAAGCCCCATGGGTAATACATTGCCATATACTCGTTGAAACTTACTGCGCCTAGATCATTGTCTTCTACTGCACGTCTTAGATTACCTGCCCACTCATTCAACGAAGTTGCGTCAGGAGTTAATCTTGCAGGAGTATCACCTACAACAAATGCAGTTAATCTACGATCTACGTTAAGTGTAATCATTTCGCCGATTAGTTCTGGATAACCTGGGCAAGCAATTAGATTGAATTGACGACCTTCTTCGTCTCTAATGTCTTGATTGCTGTTTACCATTGCTTGTAGTGACTGTATAACAACTTTACGCTGTGCCAATCTACCAAAAGTTCCAGAACCATCTTCATTGTTGCCCGATTCTGTTACCCAACGATGTGGATAATAACCATCCATAGCTTCGTCACCAAATCGAATGTTGTCGTCGGCTAGATCAATGTAATTACGCTTAAAACGCTTGACATTGAAACCACTTCTACGCAAATTCCATAGCAACATACCTTTTGGATATAGTGCTGGATCTGGAGCATCTGGATCTAGATAACTGCTTGTTAGCAAATCTTCTATAGTTGCTGGTTCAGAATCTGATCCTGCGTCACTCCAGCGAGCATCAGCAAACAGTATACCGTTTTCAGTAGTTTGGTCAGTTTTATCTAGTTGAATCCATTCTTCTAAAACTTCGTTATATCTGTAAACTATCGGATAATTGTCTATATCACTAGTATCAACCCAAAGATCGCCTTCTACAAGAGCAGTACCGTCGATTTGTTCGGTGGGCTGACTTGCAGATACTATAGGGCCAGTTGGGTTTGTGTCAGGCCATACAGTTTGATAACCTAACCACCCGTTTAATCCGTCGTGGATCATAATATCAACTTCATCAACTATAGAATTGTACCATAGTTCTCCATCTGTTGTTAAATCCAATGGTTCGTCAGCAGATGCAGTATAAGAAAGAACTTTCCAGTTACTTGCAGTATATGACTGCGGATCGTCCAAATTATCTGTGCCTGGAGTAAAGTATAGATTTGCAGTTGTAGCAGCAATAGTTGCTGTGCTTGTTCCATCAAAAGGAATAAAGCCCATTACACCAAGAGTACCATCGGTATCAACTAATCTTATTTCGCCGCCAAGACTGTGAGTAATTACAACTCTATTTTGGTTATCAACCGAAGCAGTTACATTTACTAATCCCGCACTGTTGATAGCACCTGCTAATGCATCTGCGTCTGTGCTTGCACCAGTAGTTGTAAATGATACAGTTACAGGTGATGTAAATGACGAACTATTTGCTAATGTTTCTGCAATGGTAAATTCGTTATTGCTTGCACCAATTTCGTTTGTACCAGCAATTACTTTTTTACTTACAACAGTAGTTGCACCTGTTGTTACTCTGCGGAAAATTTTCCATGTTCCAAGTTTGTTAGCGTTACCTTCAACGTTTGCTCTAACATAAATGTCACCAACTCTTAGATTAGAGCCGCCGCCACTTCTGTCTAATGTATAGATTGCTTCTTCATTTGTTTGATATACAGGAGCAGTAACTACTTCCCATAGTTGGGTATCTGCATTGTATGTTTTTATTCTAAAATTAGCGCCACCATTGGGTTCTGTAGTTTTTAACCAAACAGATCCGGTAGGTCTATTACTTGTGTTAGCAGGCTGTCCAGAATATGTATCAGTTATTTTAAAAGTTGGAACTTGAGTATGTGGGGCAATTGCAGTTGCAGGCGATCTGTAAGTTCCCGCAGTTATACCTATTTGAGTTAGGGCAGTGCCGCTAATTGCAATAAAACCATCTACTGTGCTTCCATTAGATGCACTGGTTCCATCTGAATAAATTTCTAATCTACCATCTACAACGCCTGCACTAACTCCTGGAATACTTAAAAGATCGATTGCGGTTGCTACTCCTAAAACTGTATTGTTAGGCGAAGCAGGAACACTTGTAGATACAGTATTAATTATAATTGTATTTGAGGATGTTAATGAAGGATTAGCAGCAGTGCCTCTTATAGTGGGCCAACTTGCAATCCACTCAGGAGAACCTACTCCCACCCATGTACCTGATGTATTCTTATACCATAGTGTGT